CCTGGGGGAGCCATCATTATTGTTATGACCCGATGGTCTAAAAGAGACTTGACGGGTCAAATCCTTAAATCTTCTGATAAATCGGGGGTAGATGATTGGGAAATCATTGAATTTCCTGCCATTTTGCCTTCTGGCACCCCTTTATGGCCTGGATTTTGGAGTAAAACGGAGCTTGAAGCGTTAAAAGCTGAGCTTCCGGTGTCTAAATGGGAGGCTCAGTACCAACAGAACCCCACTTCCGAAGAGGGGGCCATTGTTAAGAGGGATCAATGGCAGATTTGGCCTCATGATGATCCTCCAGATTGCAGTTATGTAATCCAATCATGGGATACGGCGTTTGAAAAGACCAATAGGTCAGACTATTCTGCTTGTACGACGTGGGGAGTCTTTTCCCATCCGGATAAACATGGTAATTTAAAGCAGAACATCATCTTGCTCAATGCGTTTAAAGAGCGGATGGAGTTTCCGGAGCTAAAGAAGGCGGCCTTTGAGATGTGGACAGAGTGGCAGCCTGATACTTTGATTGTTGAGAAGAAAGCTGCCGGGGCACCATTGATTTATGAGATGAGGAAGATGGGAATACCGTTATCGGAGTACACACCGGGTAAAGGAAACGATAAGATTGCCCGTGTAAACTCTATTTCTGATCTTTTTGCGTCAGGAATTGTGTGGTGTCCGGATAAAAGATGGGCAGAAGAGGTTGTAGAAGAGATGGCTTCGTTCCCTAATGGGGATCATGATGACCTTGTGGACTCTTCAAGTCAGGCTTTGATTAGGTTCAGGCAAGGCGGGTTCATCTCGATTGATTCGGATGAAAAAGATTACGAACTGCCCCGGCGACGGGTCGAATACTACTAAGGATTAGCGATGGCTACGAACTTTGACAAGGCAATGGTTCCCTACAACACAGACGCAGGACTAGATGAGGGGCCGGATATCGAGATTTTGATTGATGATCCGGAGGGGATTAGCATTGATGCGTTAGAGATTGACATTGGTGAAATAGATGACGGCTTTGATGACAACCTAGCCGAAGACATGAGCAAGGGTGAGCTTCAGTCCATTGCTTCTGAGCTTATTGATCTTGTTGAGACCGACATTAACAGCCGTAAGGATTGGGTTGATGCCTTTGTTAAGGGTCTAGATGTCCTAGGAATGAAGTACGAAGAGCGCACAGAGCCCTGGAACGGGGCTTGTGGAGTCTTTTCAACCCTTCTTTCTGAAGCTGCCATCCGTTTCCAAGCGGAAATGATTACCGAGACATTTCCTGCTCAAGGCCCGGTTAAGACTCAAATTGTCGGGGCGATTGACAAGATGAAGGAAGAGGCGGCAGAGCGTGTTCGGGAGGACATGAACTACCAATTGACCGAGGTAATGACCGAGTACCGCCCCGAACATGAAAGGCTTTTGTATAGCTTGGGTCTGTCAGGCGCTGCGTTTAAAAAGGTTTACTACGACCCGGCGCAAGGAAGGCAGACTGCCATTTTCCTTCCCGCTGAAGATATGGTTATGCCTTATGGGGCAAGCAATATCTACAACGCAGAACGTGTTACCCATGTAATGCGTAAAACAGAGAATGAAGTTAGGAAACTACAGGTTGCCGGGTTTTATAGGGACGTTGACCTAGGAGATCCGGTACATATCTTCTCTGACGTTGAAAAGAAAAAGGCAGAAGAGCAAGGGTATTCCCTTACGGACGATGATCGTTATCAGTTGCTGGAAATTCATGCAGATTTTGATCTGCCGGGGTTTGAAGATGAAGACGGTATAGCTTTGCCTTACGTTATTACCATTGAGCGTGGAACTCAAGAGGTATTGGCAATCCGCAGGAATTGGAATCAAGATGATCAACAAAGGCTCAAGCGGCAACATTTTGTTCAATACACTTACATTCCGGGGTTTGGTGCTTATGGCCTGGGCCTTATTCACCTTATTGGCGGCTATGCTCGGGCTGGTACGTCTCTTATTCGTCAGTTAGTTGATGCTGGATCATTAAGTAATTTGCCGGGTGGTTTAAAGGCCCGTGGCCTAAGGATTAAAGGAGATGACACCCCTATTGCTCCGGGCGAGTTTAGGGATGTGGATGTTCCTAGTGGAACTGTGCGTGACAACATCATGCCCCTTCCTTATAAGGAACCAAGCCAAACCCTGCTTGCTTTGTTAAATCAAATCACCGAAGAAGGCCGCAGGCTCGGCGCTATTAGTGATATGAACATTAGCGACATGAGTTCTAACGCTCCTGTCGGCACAACCCTGGCTTTGCTTGAGCGCACGTTAAAGACGATGAGTGCGGTACAGGCCCGTGTCCATGCCTCAATGAGGATGGAATTTAAACTTCTGCGGGGGATTATTCGGGATTACACCCCGAAATCCTATAACTACGACCCACAAAGCGGCGACCGTAAAGCCAAACAAGCCGATTACGACACGACGGAAGTGATACCCGTAAGTGATCCAAACGCAGCAACGATGGCTCAACGGATCATGCAGTATCAAGCCGCCATTCAATTAGCTCAAGGCGCCCCACAAATCTATGATTTACCCCAGCTTCACCGGCAAATGTTGGAAGTATTGGGAATCAAAAACGCAGATAAGCTTGTTCCAATTGAGGATGACCAGACGCCGAAAGACCCAATTAGCGAGAACATGGCATTCCTTGTGGGCAAACCGACAAAAGCCTTTATTTATCAAGACCATGATGCACATATCGCCACGCACATGGCAATGATGCAAGACCCGTCAATCATGCAAATGATTGGTCAGAATCCTATGGCTCAACAGATGCAAGGGGCAATCATGGCCCATATTGCACAGCATTTAGCCTTCTCTTACCGGGCAAATGTTGAGAAACAGTTGGGTGTAGAGATTCCCGCCCCGGATTCTGAGCTTACCCCTGAAGATGAGGTTCAGTTGTCTAGGCTGGTTGCCCAGGCTTCTCAACAGTTGTCTCAAGCAAATCAGCAGAAAGCGCAGCAGCAACAAGCCCAACAACAGGCTCAAGACCCTGCAATGCAACTCCAACAGGCTGAAATCCAGATTCAACAGCAGGATTTACAACGTAAACAACAAAAAGACCTAGCCGATAACCAACTAGCTCAACAGCGGTTGGCGTTGGACGCTCAGCGGATTCAAGCCGATATAGAAAAAGAAAAGATGAGGGTTCAGGCTGATGCACACAAATATGCGGTGCAACATCAAAATGATTCTCAAAATGAAGCCTTGAAAGTGGCAGCGCAACAACGCCAACATAATCAAAAGATTCAAGCCGATTTAGTTAAGAACTTGACTAAAAATCAAATTCAACCAAATAAAGGTAAATGATGGACAAGTATCTTGAATATTTAATTAAACAAATCGCCGAACGACAAAAACATTTATCTGATGCGGTAGCTGACGGAGCGGCTAAATCATATGATGGTTATGTGATGTTGGTGGGGGAAATCCGAGGTCTTTCCTTCGCTCAAATGTGTGTAAACGACCTTGTGCGTAAATTGGAACATGAAGATGAGTGAACTATTGATAGCGCCTAATTTGTTTAGTGTACCTACTTCTTTGCCAGAAGTAACCACAGATAAAGCGAGGCAATTACCTGAACCGGCAACATATCATTTGCTATGTGTTCTTCCTGAAACTGAGGAAAAATACGACAGCGGGTTGATTAAATCTGGTCAGACAATGCACTTTGAAGAGGTGCTATCTCCAGTTTTGTTTGTAGTTAAGATGGGGCCAGATTGCTATGGCGACAAAACACGCTTCCCTAGTGGGCCTTCTTGTAAGGTTGGAGATTTCATTTTGGTGCGTCCCAACACAGGCACTCGGGTAAAGATCCATGGGCGAGAGTTCAGGATCATTAACGACGATTCTGTTGAAGCGGTTGTTGAAGACCCCCGTGGCATTAGCCGAGCATAAGGAGCAATCATGGCCGATGAATTTAAATTTCCCGATGAGCAAGAAGTTAACAACAAGGAAACAGCCTCTGCGGAAGTAGAGATTGAAATTGTTGATGACACCCCAGCAGCGGACAAAAACCGCAAGCCAATGACGGAAGCCCCGGCAGATGTCACCGATGAAGAGCTAGAGCAATATAGCGACAGCGTTAAAAAGCGCATCCAGCACTTCACCAAGGGATATCACGAAGAGCGCAGAAACAAAGAAGCTGCGTTGCGAGAGCGGGAAGAGGCGGTAAACCTTGCTCAAAACCTTGTAGAAGAGAACAAACGTCTACAGGGTTCTTTGGGTCAGGGTCAAGCTGCTTTGCTCGATCAAGCCAAAAAAGTTATTAGCGCGGAGGTAGAAGATGCCAAGCGCCAATACAAGGCGGCTTATGAATCTGGCGACTCTGAAGCGTTGGTAAATGCACAAGATGCCTTAACAAATGCCAAGATTAAAGCTGATCGTGTAAACAATTTTAAATTACCCCCTTTACAAGAACCAAAAACTGCGGTACAAAGGCAACCAGAGCGTGTAAACGCACCAGCAACACCTTACGTTGATACCAAAGCAAGAGCGTGGCAGGACAAAAATCCTTGGTTTGGTTCGGACGATGAGATGACCGCTGTTGCGTTAACAGTACACAAAAAACTTGTTGAAAGTAACATTGACCCTACTAGCGACGAGTACTACGAGAAAATCAATTCCCGTGTACAACAGCTTTTTCCAGATGCGTTCACCTCGGAAAAACCTGTCAAAAAGTCAATGGTAGTGGCTTCTGCTACTAGAAGTACGGCACCGCGCAAAATCGTGCTAACTCAATCGCAAGTAAACATCGCCAAGCGGCTAGGCGTTCCACTGGAAGCCTATGCTAAGCAGGTTGCGGCAGATATAAGGAAACAGAATGGCTGATACCCGTACACCCCGAGAACTTGATACCCGTGCTGTTTTTGAGCGTCCTAAAAGTTGGATGCCTCCAGAAAAGCTTCCTAGCCCAAATCCTATTGGTGGATTTGATTTTAGGTGGGTTCGTGTTAGCACTTTGGGCACGGATGATCCCATGAACATTTCCGGTAAGCTCCGCGAAGGTTGGGAGCCTGTCAAGGCCGCAGATCATCCAGAACTTGGCATCATGGCTAGCGCTCGTGGGCGTTACCCGGACAGTGTTGAGGTCGGTGGACTCATGCTTTGCAAAATCCCCAAGGAATTCATGGAGCAGCGCACTGCGTACTACCAGCAGCAAGCTGATACCCAGATGAATTCGATTGACAATAATTTCATGCGCGAAAACGATCCTCGTATGCCGCTCTTCAAAGAGCGAAGCAGCAAGGTAAGTTTTGGCAAAGGTACTTAATTTAAAGGAGTCCTTAAATGGCTTACCCTACGATTGACGCCCCCTACGGGCTAAAGCCGATCAACTTGATCGGTGGTCAGGTGTTTGCGGGTTCAACCCGTGAAGTGCCTATTCAGTATGGCGATGCGACAAGCATCTTCTACGGTGACTTTGTAAAACTTGTTCAAGGCAATGCTACTCGCGCTGCTGTTACTACCAGTGGTACAGGTCTGGGTCTGGTCGGGGTCTTCCTCGGCTGCTCGTTCACGAACCCGCTGACAAAACAGAAGCAGTTCCAGCAGTATTGGCCCGGTGGCACTCTGTCTGGTGACGCAGTTGCTATTGTTTGCGATGACCCGGATACGGTCTTCAAAGCGGCAGTTGTGTCTGGCACGACCGTTATGGCTTCTGGTAGCTATGCCATGATTGGGCAGAACTACTCGATGGTTAACGGTACAGGCAGCACTGCCACCGGCAACTCAGCCAATGCGCTGTTGTACTCGGCCACCCTTACCACGGCTGCTTTCCCGGTTCGTGTTGTTGGCGTGAACCCTGACACTGGTGTGCCTATCTCGGCTACGGGCTCGTCTTCGTCTACGACTATCACTCTTACCGGAACTGGCCTGCCTTCGGCTATTCTGGCTGGTACTGATGTGTCGTATATTGCAGGTGGTTCGTCACCGACTGGTCAGATCATTCGTACTGGCTCGTTTGTCACTACTGCTGCCGCAGCGGGCGCTACCTCTGTAACGATCAACGTCGCCACTAGTTCGCTTGGTGGTACTGCTACGACGATCCCCAGCAATTCTACGATTGTGTTTACGCAGTTCCCGGAGATGTTGGTCAAGATCAACTTTGCCGTGCATTCGTATTACACTGCCACAGCAGTCTAAGGAGCTAAATCATGGCTATTTCACGCGCACAACTACTTAAAGAACTCCTGCCTGGACTGAACGCACTGTTTGGTCTGGAGTATGCTCGTTACGGCGAAGAGCATAAGGAAATCTACGACACCGAGACTTCAGAGCGCAGCTTTGAAGAGGAAACCAAACTGTCTGGCTTCTCTGCCGCTCCGGTAAAGAACGAAGGCTCTGCCATTGCTTATGACAATGGTCAGGAAGCTTGGACTGCTCGATACAACCACGAAACCATTGCCCTGGGTTTCTCCATCACCGAAGAAGCGATGGAAGATAACTTGTATGACAGCCTGTCGGCTCGTTATACAAAGGCTTTGGCTCGCGGTATGGCATACACCAAGCAGGTTAAAGCTGCTGCGGTCATCAACAACGGTTTCAGCGCCGGTGTTACTTATGGTGACGGTGTGTCTTTGTTCTCGACGGCTCACCCGCTTGTCTCCGGTGGCACTAACAGCAATCGTCCTGCAATTGCTGCTGACCTGAACGAAACTTCATTGGAAAGCGCAGTAATTCAAATTGCAGCGTGGACAGATGAGCGTTCGTTGCTGATCGCCGCTAAGCCCAAGAAGCTGATCATTCCTCCGGCTCTGATGTTCGTTGCTACTCGTCTGTTGGAAACGTCGTTGCGTGTTGGCACGACTGACAACGATATCAACGCCATCAAGAACAATGGTTCGATTCCGGAGGGCTACACGGTCAATCACTTCTTGACCGACACCAACGGCTGGTATCTGACCACCGACGTTCCTAACGGCCTGAAGCACTTTGTGCGGACTCCGTTGAGCACGTCGATGGACGGTGACTTTGACACGGGCAATACCCGCTACAAGGCCCGTGAGCGTTATAGCTTCGGTGTTAGCGATCCGCTGGGTATCTTTGGTTCGCCCGGTTCGTCCTGATCGAACTGCAAG